CATTATTACAGAATTCGAATAAAAATGACATAAATAACGGGGGGAGAAAGAGAGAAACTTGGGGAAACCCAAGTTTCTTTTCTTTATAAATAAAGAAAAAGGATGGATCTATTATGGCTAAACGAAATTTAAACGAAGTTCTTGGATTTATTTCTCGATGGGGAGATTCTCGTTTTTCTTCAAGATTGATGGAAAGTGAAGCAAGTCCACAAGAGGAAATGGATGCACTTGATAAAAGAATTAAATTATTACAAACTAATATATGGCGAACAACAGATGTTGATTCTAGAAAAATTCTTTCTGCAGAAATTTCTAAACTAAAAAGAGAAAAAACACTTAAGGGAGTAGATGCTGTAGAAAGACAAACGGAATGGGAGACTAAAGAAAAAGAAGCAGCAAAAGCAGAAGAAGACGAAGCAGCAGTAGAAAATGCTGCTAGTACTAAACCACTATCAATAAAAGAAAGACTTAAAAAAAGATGGAAAGATACCGAAACTGATGATCCCGCAAAAAATAGTATTCTTTCGCGCATAGGAAGAGGGTTAAAAGATATAGGTATTCCAAATATAGGTATTCCAACATTATCAGGTGGAATAGATGGAAAAGATGAAAAGCCTAGTTTATCAAGCAGAGCACTTGGTAAACTTTCAGATATTACAGGAAAAGCAGGAGAAATTCAAGGAATGTTAGGAGCAGTTTCTGGAATGGGTGCTTCAGTAGGTCAAGGTATTATTAAAATGAGTAGAGCACAAACAGGAAGAAGACAAGATATGGGAGCAAATGTTGGAGGGTTTACACAAGCAACATCAGCAATAGCAAGTGGATTAGATCGAATATCTGTAGGTGCAGATAGACTAGAAGATGAATCGCAAATAAAACAAGCAACTCAGAAAATAGAAGCACAAATGAGAAGCCTAAGAGCAAATCGTGGAAATCTTTCAGCAGAACAACAAAAAATTGCAGCAGAAAGATACAAACAATTAGAAAGAGCACGACAAGACGCACGTTCGAAAAATAGATTCACTGCTGCTAGACTACAAAGAATGTTAGATTTATTAGGAACGGGAAGAACAACACCAACAAAACCATAATATTATGAAAAAATTTAAACATAAATTATTGAAACCAATCGAATTGGTTGTGAATGAATCCACAGGAAAAAGATTCTATACTACTCCAGAAGGAAATGCTTATCCCTCTGTAACAACTGTTGTAAATCACAAGAAGAAAGCATTCTTTGCAGAATGGAGAAAAAATAATCCTCAAGATGCAAAAAGAGTTACAGTAAGAGGAAACAAATTTCATTCATGTATAGAATCATACTTGATGAATGAACATTTAGAGTCAGGAGAGAAATCTCTTTTTTCTTCTTTTGCAGAAGAATTCTTATTCAAACAACTACAACCAGAACTTGATAAAATCAACAACATTTATCTTCTTGAATCTACTCTTTGGTCTGACATGCTCAAAATGGCCGGAAGAGTAGACTGTGTTGCAGAATATGATAAAAAGTTATCAATCATTGATTTCAAAACCAGTGGAAAAGAAAAGAAAAAAGAATATATAAATGAGTATTTCCTTCAAGCGACTGCATATGCAATCATGTTGAAAGAAAGATATGATATTACTTGTAAAAACATTGTGATTCTTATCTCTTCTGAAGACGGAACCACTCAAGTATTTGAAGAAAATCCTAAAATATGGGTAAAACAACTTAAAGAAACCATCGAGGATTATTGGAGAGAAATCGAGCATGGAACAGTACTTTCAGGGTGACACTTGTGTATTAGCGTGTTCTGGTCCCTCTCTAAACAATGTTGATGTCTTATCACTAGGATTGCCTGTAGTTGTCGTAAGCACTGCTATACGCAAGATACCCAATCCAGACTTCTGGGCAGTTGCAGACAATCTGAACAGCATGCATGGTCCAGAGGGAAAGTCTGCATGGAACAATTCAGAAATTCGAAAGGTTGTTCCTCAAAGCAAAATAATCAAAGGTGGACCATCCTTTATATCTGTACCATATTCGGCAAGTGGAAAACAAGGAGAAGTCTCAAAGACTTTATTCGAAAAAGGATATCCTCTTCTTCGTGGTCCACATAAGACTGTTACATTTGTTATTCAATGGTTACATGTAAACGGAATAAAAAATATTATATTTGCAGGAAATGATCTTGCTGCAGATAATTTTGAGTCTAAATATGCATATAAGTTAGAATCTTTTGATATGCGCAAAAAGGGAAATTTTAAAAAGACATTAGACCAAGTTACCAAGACTCTTAAAATATGGCATCCTATTGCAAGACAAAAGGGATTTGAGTGGTATTCATGGAAATGTGGTCATGTGTTTGAAAGTCTTGTTCCTCGATTCACAGAAGAAATGGAGAAAGAATACATGGCAAAGAAAACAAAAAAGAAAGAAATAGAAACTGTTGAACCAACCACAAAAACAAGAAAGAAAACAAAAAAGAAAGTGGTAGAAATACCAGAAGTAGAAATTTCTCATTCACAGAAAATTCTTGAGGAAACAACAAAGAATTTTGTTAATACTGTAAATAATAATATGAATGTAAATGAAAGTGAATGGAAAGAAAGGTGTAAACAATTTAATGAAAGACTTCACAAAAGAACTTGATAAATTTATAGAAAAAATAAAACAAAAAGAAAATTTTTCTTTTATTCGTTTTGCGGATGGGGAAGGCAGTATTGTAAAAAATGATCCTCAATGGATCAAAAGAAAAAGAACATCTTCTGGATGGGAACATAAGATTGGAGATCCTGTTCACGAAAATTTTAGAAAACAATTAACAGAGTCTCTTCAATATAATGATAAAAATTATTATATTGGAATTCCCTGTAAAGAAGATCACCAAAAAAGATTTCATTATCTTTTCGAATATTTAAAAAATTTAACAACAGTTCCAGAAGAACAATTAACATTTGCTACTGTATTTAAAGATGCAAACTGGAAGAAATTTCTTTCTGAATTTATGCCATTAGTAACACAAAGAGAATGTTATTTGATAGCGAATGAATTTTGTAAGCAACCATCTGAAGATTGGTTACAATTCAAAAAAATATTTACAGTTCCAAAAGAAAATGCACATTTGTTTTCGGATAAAACAACCGAAAACATTTTAAATTATATTCAAGAAAACAAAACAGAAAATGCAATATTTTTATTTGCTTCTGGTCCAGGAACAAATGTAATTGTATATAATTTATGGAAACAAAATAAGAACAATACATATATTGATATAGGAAGCACAATTGATAATTATCTGTTTAAACATAGTTCATGTAAAGGGAAAAGTAGGCAATATATTCGAAAAGACGGAAAAGGCTATAAGCCTTGGAAATGGGGGTAATTATGGGTAAGTGGTCTGATGATAATATGAAATCTGAAATAGGATTAGTTCAATCTTGGAATATATTGCAAGAAAAAATTAATAACAATATTCCTTTTTGTTATATTAGGTTTAATGAGGGAGAAAGCAGAATGGTTGCTAATATTCCCGGAAGATTGAGGAGTGGAAGATGGAATCCACAACAAATGAAACAAAAGGGAAAATGTAATATAATAAAATACGGACCAAATCATGATAGAAAATGGGGAAGATGGTCTTATTATGAAGACAAAGACCAAAATCTTCATAAAATGATGCTTGATGCTTTATGTGAAGAACATGAAAATTATTTTGCATCTTGTTGTGAAATACAAAGATATGGAAATTATCGATATCAAACTTTATTATTGATGGAAGATAATATGGAAAATCTTTCAAAACAAATACTTTCTGCACATATGCCACATTGTAAAGAAGTATATGATAAAGTTTTTTCTTTATGTAAAGAAAAGCAACCAAATATTAATATTGTAGTAAATGAAGAGGGAAATATTACAAATCTTCCATTTGAAATAAAAAATTGTTGGAGAACTTCAAATGAAGAATCTATGAGAAAGGATATGCATCTTATAGAAGATATCTCAAATAAAATAAAAGAAAATAACATAGAAAATGAATTGTTTTTGGGATGTGCTGGTCCTTTTACAAATATACTATTTCATCAATTATGGAAAAGAAATCCAACTAATTTTTATATTGATATAGGTAGTACATTTGATTATTATATGTTTAATGCTCCCACCAGAGGATGGTTGAATAAAATGGGCCATCCAAATAAAAATAGAGGAACTGATTTAAGATGATTAGTGTTTGTTATACAGTAAGAAATAGAACAAATTTAAATACAGGAAAAGAAATTCTTCCTTTGTTTTTTAATTCAGTAATGAGTGTTGTTGATGCTTTCAAACAAAATAATATAGAGTATGAAATTGTAATTTCAGATTGGAAATCGACAGATACTGACTATGAATGGCTACCAAAAAACAATAAATTTATAACAATTGATCCAGAAATAATACAATTTTCCAGAGGCTATGGAAGAAATATAGCAGCAGAAAATAGTTCTTATGATAATATTTTATTTTTAGACACTGATGTTATAATAAATTCTTTTTTTATCAATAGATGTAATGATTACTTAAATAAAAATTTTACATATTTTCCTATATGCTGGTCAATAGCAGAGTCAGATAAAGATAAATGTTTTTTGTGTCTTGGTAATAATAAATTAGAAAATAAAAAATATAGCAATAAATCTAATATATCAGGATGGAGAAGTCAAGGAACAGGATTATGTTGTGTTAATAAAAATATTTGGAAAAATTGTGGAAAATGGCCTGATTATAAAAAATGGGGGAAAGAAGATACACATTTCTATAATAATATTCGTAAAAAATATAAAACAATAAGACAAAATGATAATGGAATAGTTCATTGCTGGCATCCTATTAACAGAGGTTAAACAAAAAATGTTATATATTTCAGCAATAGCAAATGAAACTTCTTATTGGAAAGAACAACTGAATTATTGTAATAAAACATGGGCTATTAATATTAATGCTAATGATAAATTATATTTTATATTAGGGAAGCACAAAAATAAAATGTTCATAGAAGATTATGATGATTTTTTTAATATTAAAAAAAATATTATAGAAAATAAAATTTATTATGATGTAGTTGATTCTTTTTATCCTTCAGAAAAAGATAAACTTTTAATAAAACATAATTTAAATTTTAATGCTACATATAAAACACTATTAGATATGAATAATTTTTTAAAAACAAACTTAATATATTATATACGAACACATACAGGAAGTTACATAAATTTAAAATTGTTAAATAAATTTTGTAGAAATATTCCAAAAAACAATCTATATTGTGGTAAAATATTTAATAAAGATAGAGAATTTAAAAAATACAAATTTTGTTCGGGTTCTTGTTTTATATTATCAAGAGATATAGTAGAAAAAATATGCTCTGATATAAAATTTGTATTGAATGAATATAAAAACCAACCGTTAATAGATGATGTATTTTTTGGTAATTTAATAATTAATTATTATAAAATAACACCCATGTCAAGTAAAATTATTTTTATAAAAGATATAAATAATTTTGTATTTAATAAAAACATTTATCATTATTATTTTAAAAATAAACAAAAATGCGTACAAGAAAATTGGTATAAGATAATACATGAAAAATATTAAAGAAAAATATAATTCACTATGCTTACAAAGATCCGATATAAATGAGCATCTTCCGACACTTTTTAAATATGCATCTTCTTGTGATCACATTACTGAAATGGGAGTAAGAAGTGGAGTTTCTACTGTTGCTTTCTTACATGCAAATCCAAAAACTTTAATATCTATTGATATTATTAAACATAATAATATTAATCAATTAGAAAAACAATCAAAAGTTGAAAATATAAATTTTAATTTTATTTTAGGAAATACTTTGAATATTTTAATAGAAGAAACAGATTTGCTTTTTATTGATACACTTCATACATACGATCAATTATCTAAAGAATTAGAATTACATGTTGACAAGGTTAAAAAATATATTATATTACATGATACAACTTCGTTTGAACATAAAGATGAAAAATTAAAAAATTATACTGCATCTTCTACTGGTAAAAGTGGTCTTTGGCCTGCAGTACAAGAATTTTTAGATAAAAATAATAATTGGTCAATAAAAGAAAGATTTAAAAATAATAACGGATTAACTGTTTTGGTAAAATTAAAATGAATAATTTATGTGTACATATATCATTTGCTTTTGAAGAAAAAAGACTTGATAATTTATATAAAATTATTAATAATATTAAAAATTATAGTTTTTTCTCAAAAAAAGATGTGTTTATACATACAAATAAAAAATTTGATATACAAGACTCTAATTTGATAATTCATGATATTGATAAATTGGATCATCCTTGGTTATTGACTTGGTGTCATAGACCTTTTATTAAAAATCAAATTGAAGAATATGATGTTTTTATGTATCTAGAAGATGATATTTTTTATCCAGAAAATGCAATAAAATATTGGTTCGAAAACAATAAAAAACTTCAAAATACAAAATATGATTTGGGATTTTGTTTATTAGAAAAAGATGATAAAAATAATGAATATTTTGTTTCTTTGAGAAAAAATGAAAAATGTACTAATAAAATAATATTAGATAATGTAGAATATATTGAATTAAAAAGAAATTATAAAGCATCTTGGATCTATGATAAAAAATATTTAAAAAATACTAATAATAATTTTTTTATTCCTTTAAATAAATTCAATAAAAATTGTAGAGTTTTGGCAGCAAGAGGAAATCAAAACGAAGACAAAAATACTTTAGTTCCTTTATATAATAATTTTTATAATTTAAATTCTAAAATTTATCATTTATCCAATAAATATTATAAATCAAATAACAAATTAGGATATGGTTCTGTTAATTTCAAAAATTCTATAAAGATACATTAAAAATGAATATTGAAAATTTAATGAAAATAAATAAAAATAATCAAATGACAAAAGAAGAATATATTTATATTTCTTGTTTTCTATCTAATGTTAATTTTTTAGTATTTGGAACAGGAAATGATTCTGATTATTGGAGAACTTGTAATAATAAAGGATATACAATATTTCTTGAAAATAAAAAACAATGGATAGATCCTCAAAAAAATGATATAATCAATGTTAAATATACTTCTAGATTAAGTGAATATAAAAAATTACTAAACGAATATAAAAATAAACAATATAATAATTTAATTATTGATATTCCGAGTAAATTATATAAAATAGAATGGGATTGTATACTAGTAGATTCTCCTGAAGGATGGGGAAATAAATGTCCAGGTAGAATGCAGAGTATATTTATGGCATCTAAATTAGCAAAAGAAAAAACAAATATTTTTATACATGATTGTAACAGAGAGGTTGAAAACATTTATAGCAAAGAAATGTTTTCCAAAGAAATAAAAATGCTAAAAACTTTAAGACATGTAATGTTATAAGGAACTCAAATGATATTTACAGATTATTATAGTAAAATTGCAGATCCTAGAACAATTTGGAAATAAAGGATAATATAAAATCATGAAATACCTAGTATATACTGTATCAGATTTTAGTGATGGTGCAGAAGAATGTATATCTATATTATATAATAGTATTTTAAAACGAAATAATAAATCAAATTTTGATTTTGTTGTTGTTACTAATAAATCTAGACAATCAAAATTTAATTTAGTAATAGACGATAGTGTGGAAAGTAATTATATTGGTTGGTTAAAATATACAAATAAATTACCAGAGGGATATGATGGTTATTTATACTTAGATAGTGATATTATTTTTTATGAAAAAATTAAAAATATGTTTGGTTCTCATCAGATTTCTGTAATTTATGAAAATTTACCAATGTCTTGTTCTTGGTTTATGTTTGATATGGCAACTGATGAAGAAAAACAAAAAATGATGAATATAAAAGGATGTAATGCTGGTACATTTTCATTTACTGATAAAATAATATTACAAAAAATTAATAATCTTTGTAAATTAATTAATTTTAAAAATTTAAATATATTAGATCAAGCAAAAGCAGAACAAAGTTGTTTTAATTATTTTATTTTTAGTCTACACCAACAACAAATATCACTTAATAATATTACATCATTTATTCAACTTCATGTTGTTGAAGAAAAAGAAAAAAATAAAAGTATCTTTCATTTTTGTGGATTTGATGGTGGGATGGTTGATAAACATAAAAAAATGAAAAAATTCATAGAAAGGAATCCTTGAGATGAATAGAAATGAACTTTTAACATTGATTCCAAAAGGATTAATTTGGGTTGAATTGGGTGTTTTTGAAGGTGAATTTTCAAAAAAAATATTTGAAATAGCAAAACCAAAAGAACTTCATCTTGTTGATATTTTTCCGACATCTATGATTTCTGGTGATAAAGATGGAAAAAATATTAAAATATTAAATTTAACAAATATACCAAATATACTTATGGATTATTTTAAAAATAAAAATGTTTTTATACACAAATGCACTACTGTAGAATTTTTAGAAAATGCTAAAAAAGCATCAATGTATATTGATGTAGTTTACATAGATGCAGATCATTCATATAATGCTGTAATGATGGATCTTGATAAAAGTTATGATATTTTATCAAAAAATGGATACATATGTGGTCATGATTATAATGAAACATTATTTCCAGAAGTTTTTAAAGCGGTTAATGATTTTTGCACAAAACATAGTTTAAATATAGAAGTAAAGACTGATGATTTATTGCCGTCATTTTTAATAAAATTAAAGGAAGATAAATGATATTTGAAAAACGCGAGAAAAACCACATAAACACTGAAATAGAAAAACTAGTAGAAAATAAAAAATATTCTTATATGGAAGCAATCATGGTGTTCTGTGAAAACACAAACACCGACCCAGAATATATTGCAAAGTTTCTTTCAAAACCAATCAAAGAAAAACTAAGAGTCGAAGGAGAGTCACTAAACCTTCTTCCCAAGTCCTCAAGACTTCCGTTTTGAGTCTTGACAGTCGATATATACAGAGTATACTTCGTACATCGCATTCACACATCGTACACATCGTACACAGGAGAACACTATGAGTTTTAAAGATCTGAAAAAGAAGAACATGACCGCACATCTTGAGCAAGAACTCGAGAAGATGAACAAGGGGTCAGAGTCCTACAAGGACGACAGGTTCTGGAAGCCAGAACTAGATCAAGCAAAGAATGGTTATGCAGTAATTCGTTTTCTTCCTCCAGTAGAGGGAGAAGACATTCCTTGGGTTCGTGTATTCAATCACGGATTCCAAGGGCCGGGAGGATGGTTCATTGAGAACTGTCCTACGACGCTTGGACTTAAGTGTCCAGTATGCGAAGCGAACGGTCTTCTTTGGAATTCCGGTTCCGAGAAGGACAAGGAACTCGCTCGTAAGCGTAAGCGCAAGTTGAGTTACATCTCAAATATTGTTGTTCTTTCTGATCCAAAGAATCCAGACAATCAAATGAAAGTTTTTCTTTTCAAGTATGGAAAGAAGATCTTTGATAAGATCATGGAGAAGTTGCAACCAGAAGAGAATCAATTTGAGAAGACCGATCCAGTAAATGTTTTTGATTTCTGGAAGGGTGCAGATTTCAAGTTGCGTGTTCGTGATGTTGCTGGCTATGTAAATTATGATAAGAGTGATTTTGATTCACCATCACCTCTCTTTGAAGGTAAGGATGATTTTCTTGAGGAACTCTGGAACAAGCAGTATCCACTCAGGGAATTCACTGGCACAGATCAATTCAAGTCTTATGATGAACTAAAGACAAAGTTTGATACTGTTCTGAGTCAGAAGTCAGTATCAATCAAGACTGCAGAAGATGCAGAAGATACACAAAGCGAAGAGTATTCTTCTTTTGCTTCAAAGATGAAGAGCAAGTCTTCAGAAAGTATGAAGGAAAAGAAATCATCAATGGATGATGATATGGAAGAAGAAGATGCTTCGGCATACTTCGCAAGGCTAGCAGAAGAAAATGGTTAAACAAAAAACCCCGCAGAAATGCGGGGTTTTTAATTGGCTATTCCTTTTGCTATGTTATAGCCTCTGCGCATATAACTCATAAACTCCATAAAGAAAATGCTTTCAGGAGAATCTCCAACTCCTATATCTGCATTTGCTCCAGAATTATCTCTTCCTGGTATTGAAGGAATAGGTTGTGGTTTTTGTTTAGGAGCAGAAATATTTGTTATATTCATTGGGGCTTGTTGTGATACTTGTTCTGTTGTTGTCTCTAAAATTTCTCTTTCGGTTACAGATGATTCTGTGTTGTTTTCATTCATATCTGAAATAGAATCTTGAAGACTTGAAATTGTTTGTGTTTCTGTTTCTGCTTCTGCTATTTGTTTTTCTTTTTCTGATTCTGATATTTTTTCTTCGCTATCATCTTTAAAATATTCAGTTGCTAATTTTAATCCTGCTGCTACTGGGCTTATTGCGGTTAAAAGTTTACCCATTCCTCCAAGAAGAGAACCTGTTTTTCCTTCTTCTTTATCGTCCGAAGACATAAGCATACTTGCTGCAAATCCAGCAGGACCAAGAGCAAGTGGTAACATTTTTGTTAAAAGACTTCCTTTTCCTTCTGTTGCATCTGCAAGAGTTCCTGTTAATGGAGTTGCAGTTTTTTCTTCTCCATCTTTTGTCATTCCTAAAGTTTCTGCAACTTGCATCTGAGGAGATGCTTCTGTCATAGTTTTTACTATTTGTTCTGTTTCTTCTTGATCTTGTGGTTCTATTTGATCTCTTGCTGTTTGTTGTATCTGTTCTTGTGCTTTTTCTGGTTCTTCTTCAAAAATCATATCTCCTACAGTTTCACCTAATGCTTCTCCTCCTGATCCTCCTAACCAAGCGCCAGCAATTCCTCCTATTAATCCACCTATTGCTGTACCAACAATAGGAACCACACTTCCTATTGCCGCACCTGCTGCGGCTCCAGCCAAAGCACCTCCAGCAGTTCCAAGTCCTTTTCCTACTGATCCAGATTTTTCTACATTTGCTTCTCTTTCTGTTATTTCACCTGCTGCTAGTCTTTCGTTTGCATCTGCCCAATCCATTCCACCTTCTATTAGTCCACCTACTACAGCAAGAGGGCCTCCTAGTTTTAATCCTTTCAAAGCAGCAGATCCTGCTTTTCCTAACATGCTAGTTCCTGCTTTAGATGCAACAGATGTTGCACCCCTTGCAGCAGCAGCGCCTCCACGACTCAATCCGCGCCGTCCTAGAAAATTACTTCCAATGTTCAATGCAGTACTTAACAATCCACCCTCAGAAGAACCATTTTGTCCTCCTGCAGCAACATCAATATTTTGAATAGCATCTAACTGTGAATTTTGAACACCAAGCATCACAGACAAAAGATTTAACATTCTTTCAAGTATTGATGTTTGTTGTCTTTCATTTGCAGAATTTGCTTCTGCCATAGATTCTTGTTCTATAGAAGAAACAGAAGAACTTCTCATTGGAGAAGCAGAGGCACCCCCAAATGAAGATCCTATTTGTCCTCTAAGAAGTTGAGTCGCTTGAAATAATCCTTTACCAAGTGTTGATGCTTTTTCGTTATTTCCTATAAAAGCATTTCCTATACCAGCAGCAGCATTTGCTAGTCCAGAAAGTTTACCACCTTTGGTTGCAACTTTTTCTGCACCACTAGTCAATAATCCTCCTACTAATCTTCCCCATCCCATATAGATTAAATCCTACGTTTTTTACTGTTTTTCTTTTTCTCTAACTGTTTTTTAATATATTCATTTACTAGTGCAATATAAATTATTCTTTCCCAAGGTAGCATATTATCCAAATCAAATAAACTAAAGTTAAATTCGTTTATCAATGTAAAATTATTTTTATAATAAATTGATAAATTTTGTTTGGATAATATCAGACTAAAAAATCTAACATATTATCAATTTTTACATTGATGGTTTTTCCTGTATACGGTGAAACATAATCTTTTTCGAATACTATTTTTGGCATCTTATTAAAAAATTCACTAATCGGTTCAAATTGTTTTGGATTTATAGATTCTATAAATTCTATTAACTCTTCTTTTGAATAATCTGTACTAGAATAAGTATTTTCTTCATCATATATTTTTTCTATACAATTAACAATTATATTCATTGTTTCTTCTAAACTTATTTTAGACTTGTCTTTTTGTGTAAAGTAAAAATGCATGTGGTCATATGCAGAAGGATATTTAAGAATAATTCCTACCTTTTTATCTAATTTTATATTTGTGTTTTGTTTTTCTTTTATTATTTTTATTTCTTCTAGATTCATTTTTTCGACAAAACTTTTTTTCTCTTCGTTATCTCTTACTTTAATGTCTATCTCTTCTCCTAATGATTTAGATCTAATCTGTATAAACAAATAAAGAACATCAAAATATGGAAGTTCTTTGACATTTTCTTCTGATAAAACACAATTTGAAATTATTTCTAATAAATTATCAATGATAATATCTGTATCTTCACTTTGAAGAGCAGTAAGAAGAATCTTTTCTTCTTTTACTAAAAATGGTCTATAAGAAACTTCTTTGTTTGTTGATATAAGTTTTGTTTTATATACTGGTGTGCTCAATTTTGGTAAATTCATTTTTCATAATCTCCTTTATACAAATTTCATATCGCCTGCATTTTGCAATTTTATTGTTGTTGTAGAATATTCTTCTTGACTTGACCATGCAAGATCTCCAGGCTCTATCATATCTATTATTAATAGTTTTGCCCTAAAAGTCGCACTCTGTACATTTGCTTGATCATAAATTTTAATTGTAGCATGTGCAAAATAATTAACATCTATATTTTTTAAAGGCTGGCTTGCAAAATCTTTTACTGCGTAATACCATTCGACAAATGCTCTTCTTAATATCATGTGTTTATCGTTTATAAAAGTAAATTTAAATCCTTGAAATGGATTTATATCGGAAGGTCTAAGACCAACAAGTCTATTTAAATCTCTTCCTGCGGTAATAGGTTCAAAATTAGCATCATATCCTGGTAATTGTAAACTTATAGCATGAATATCCTTGAAGAAGTTTTTAAACATAATTACCCCTGACATGTCAGAATTTGCTCCCACAAAATCAAAATCAATGGTATATCTACTTTTTATGTGTGGAATATAACTTCTGGATAATTCATTTAATACTGTTGTTATTGTTTTTGCCATATTAGTTAATATTTAAATGAGTTTCTGTTAAAATTTTAAATTTTATATTTTTTTCTTTAGCATAATTAGACGCACTTTTCCATTTTGCTTTATTTATTTTCCACTCATTTATATATTTTTTATTTTTAGGAGCAATACATTTACTCATGGGTTTTATTTCTATTAAATATTCTTCTATTATTTTATTTTTATTTATGAGTTTTACCCAAAAATCAACAAAATATCTATGTATTTTATTATCGATTGGTGAAACATAAGGTATTACTATTTCTTCAGAACTCCACTCAATTACATTAGAATTATTATCACAAAAATTCATAAATTTTCTTTCCCAAAGAGATCTATAGACCACATTTGTTGGGTTTCCCTTGTATTTTTGTAAATTTTTTATTTTATAAAATCCTTTATATGACATAAATATATATATAAGAAAACCTAATTTTATAGGAAAATAAAATGAACCGATCTGATAGAGATATACTTCTTCCAGGATATGATCTTTTGACAGAAGAAGAAAAAGAGATCCTAAATAGAAACATCAATAATATGGCGGGTCTGGACTCTACTTCTTGGGCGAATGGTCCGTTATACCTCATTCTTCCATCAAATAACGAACAAATACCTATTCATAATTTACGACAAGCGATAAATATACGCGACTCAAGCACAACAATTCCGAATAGTAACGCAAGTGGTGGTGTTGTGAGTGGTTCGACTAGTACAAATAATAGTCTTTTTGGTTCAAATAATGGTCTTTTTGGTTCAAATAATGGTCTTTTTGGTTCAAGTAATTCAAGTAATTTTCTATCAGGTGGTCTGAATATTCTAGGTAGTCCTGGAAACTCCCCGCCAGCATCTGGAAATGTTAATGACGATGAAGTAATAACAATAATTAAAGTATTAGATGGAGGAACAGATACGAATGGTACTCAACTTATTGCCACTAAGGAACCATTTGTTTTACCTTGTCCTAGTAATTTGATAGATATACATAGTGTTAATTTCGAAGGAAGAGATTTCGGAACTGCAAATTATCAATTAAATGCTGCTGCTGGTGCGACATCTAGATATGATATGGGAGGAGCAATGTATGATAGATTTAAGGATTATGCAGGAAGCCGTGTTCAATATACTCTTGGAGGCTTAAACACTGATTATTTTGCAGAACAACTTAATATATTAGGGAGAAAAGGAGATGATCTTGGATATGATGTTTATTCGGTAGGAAAAGGAGTAGCAATAAATCCTAATACAGAATTAGTTTTTAGAGGAGTTAATATAAGAGAATTTCAACTTAATTGGAAATTGATTAACATTGGAGATAACAAAGCAATGATAAGATTTCTGGAAGAAGGATCAATCGACGGCAAAAAACCGAAATCAACAATAACAAATACACCAGCATATGCTAATCTATTATTAAAGTTTTATTATCAAGCAAGAATGTTAATGTATCCCGTAGTTGATGAAAGATTTGCTTCCGGTTATCCTGCAAAATTTACAATATCAGTAACAAAAAATGATAACCTTAATTTAGCAAGTGCTTCTACAAGAAAAAAGTTAGTTTCTATAGGAGAGGGAAAATTAAAGAGAAATGGAAAACAAATGGGATGCTATATTAAAGATTTACAATTAGATTATATTCCAAGTGATAGTTCTTTTGGTGCCAGTGTTTCGTCTTATCCTACAATACCATTAGATTCCAATAAAGATTTTAAAGAAATATCTCTTAGTATGACTGTACAAGAAGCAGCACTAATGAACAGAGATTCTATATTGAATTCTTATTAATAATAAATACAATGTTTAAAAATTATACAGCAACAATATACGATAATTTTTTAATAACTGATATCTTTAAAAGAATTAGTTTTTCTGATTCTTTTAAAAATTCTTCTTTTGTCTTTGAATATACAATTAAAGATGAAGATAGTATAATGTCAATGTCATACAATTATTATAATACAACCGAATATGTATGGTATATACTTTCTATTAATGATATTCAAAATTACTTTAAAGAATATCCAATAAAAAATAATATTATTAATGAATTTATAGAAGATAAATACCCA